AGATCCGAGATATACACAATAGAGGATCCCAACGCGCCATGAGTTTCCTGACAAACTTTCCAACAAAAAAATTTACCTTATCCAGTCAATTAAGTATTGAATGTTTTGATATATTTAATACTATAATAATAGACGAAAAAACAAAAACAAATCCTAAATTTATTAAATCATTTTTTGTAAATGATATTAATAGAATAGAAAATTTAAAAGGAACAAAATATACAACACCTGATTTTTTCTGGTTAACAATATATGCAAATTCTTTTACTTCTTTTTCTGATTTACCTAAAAATACAAATTTTATAGAAAATGATTTAAACTTAAAATATAATGGTAAAGTTTACTATATTCAAAATGCAAAATTAATAACTGACATCAAAGAAAATGATATGATTGTTTTATATACTACCAATGGAACTGCACCCACAGATTGGCACTTTGCGGGATTAGTAAAAGAATACGATTCTATTTTTAGAAGAATAATTTTGAAAAAGGAATATGAAAACGAAAATCCCACTGCTGATACGACAAATCTCACAATTTACATATACAGAAAACAAACTGATTCTACTTATGTTGAAATAGCAGGTAGTGGTAGTCAATATACATTAGGTAGAAAAGAAGACGAAATAAATAAAATACAAAAAATATATGCGTCTTCTAGAAAACTAGAAACGTATTCTCCGTTTAAATCTATTATTAACGACACCTATGATTTTTCAGATTCTCCGAGCGAGGACACAATTATATACAGATTATGTAATAATTTAAATGATGGTGTTTTAGAATCATATAAGTTATCATATGAAACTTTATTAGATTTTGAAATAGAAAAATCCGCAGAATCTAAACAATTAAAACTATTTTCTAATGGTGCTGCAAGAGCCCTTGATGCTTCTATTTCTTCATTAGGAAAAAATAAATTTAAATTGGGTAAAATTATTGGATTATAATACATGAATTCATTTTCTGAGCCATATCAAAGAGAAATAAGAGTAGTAACTGTTCAGGTGTTATCCAAGACCGGTGAAATATTATATTCTATTTTAGACGAAACCAGTCAAGGACGAAAAACAAATGCAGGTCAGGCTAGTTTAGATTTTATTCAATTTACAGAATCTTTGGATAATTATATTCAAGGAGAGTTAATATTTGATGGGTCTAGAAATCAATTTGAAATATTACAAGGAAGAGGAAATGAACAATTAAGAATAGCTGCAGCTTCATATGCAAAAAATGAAAATGATAATTTAACTAACGTTGATATTATAGAATTTCCTATATTTTCAATCGTTTCCGTTGACGATGCCTCTAATATGGTTGATCTTGACAAAGGTCCAGAGGGAAATAAATCAAGAAAAATTAAATTATCTTTTTGCACCTTAGAAGCCTCTCAAATATTTCAAGAAGAGGACTCTCTACCTATAGGCTTCATCGGAAAAATATCCAGTGGAGTTGCTGATGAAAACGAAGAAGAAGAGGAGGGAGAAGAACCAATTGTTATTGATAAGGGATTAATTGAAACTTTAAATGAAAATTTTTTTCTCTCCCCTGTGGATTCCGAGGAAACTTTAAATGATATCTGGGTTCATCCCAACATCAGCACCTTTCCAACTAGAAAATTATCTAAAACAATGACTCCCATACAGTTGTTGTCGTACGCTAAAGAATATGCGGTTAGTGCTCAAAACCCAGATGCAGTTAATTATAAGTTTTGGCATGATTTAAATGGTTGGCATTTTAAGTCGATAGAATCTATTTCTAGAGAGTATGAAGAATTTGATGATGGGGATTTAGTAACATTTAATATTTCATCTAACGTTATTGATAGAGATAGAGTTTTTAGACTAGACATAATAAAGGATCACTCTGATACGGTATCTTTTTATGATTTAGCTTTGTATTCTTACTATATTAGATATTCACCAGATTATGAACTTCACCACTTTCATAGGTTTATGGGAGATAGGGAAAAATATACCTCTAAAAAAATAGTTTACAATTATAAAAACGTAGAACCACTATTAACTAAAATAAATCCAAACACTGTTTTGTTTCCCGATTTATCTTCTGATGATTTGATAGAAAAAGAAAATTCTTCCCTCAGAGTTCATGATAATCTTTTTGGTTGGCAAAATACGAGGGGGTTTGATGACGACGAAAAGGTCGATAATTTTATTTTAATAGGAGAGGAAGTCCTAGCCGGACCTTCAGGGGGATCTGGAGAACAGTCAGAGGAAGAAGAAGGATTAGAAGAAGATGAAAATGAAACCGACCTTAGTTTTATTGAACCAGTAAACCAAGATTTTAGTGGATATCAAGAAGAGATGTTCCAAGAAATGTTCGATTGTATTGAATTGAATGGATCTTTATTAAAAGTAATAGTTGAAAATATTAAAAGACCGATATGGCAAAATAAAAAAGATTATAGAGAGCTTTTACACAAAAAAGAAAAATACAACTTATACAAATACTCTGTTTGTTGTGATGTTGCAGATACAGCAGAAGAACCACTCAAGTATGCTCTACTAACTGGGCATAAAAAAATAGAAAAGAATATTTACAGATATAATTGGAAAGAGGTTGCGATTCTCCCAAAGGCCGAAGTTGGTAATTTTTTGGGTATAGGATTAACGGCGGATGATATCGTGGGTCCTTCAGAATCCTCTGGTTTCACTCAAGAATCACAATTCTATAACGCAACAGTAAATGAGTTAAATCAAATAAGAATTCCGGATGATATTGATCCGCTGCAGAGACAGGACGACCCAACGCCCAACAGACCAATGAATTACCAATTCATAAAATTCCCAAGCAACCCAGAAAAAAGATCCATAGTAACTCTATCAACAGTGGGTGAATTGTCAGGTGAGTTTTTAATTCTACCCCCAGAAGGATCTGGAGAAGGCGAAGACGGACCAACTTTTGAGTTTGAAAATAAAGTAACTGACGGGATAGCAAAGTATTTTACGGAGGCTCCATATTCAGGACTTACATTAACATTTCACAATAGTCACTACTCACCATTTTTAATTGTGGAAAAACCAAATGCAATAAGGGGTGTTGTTACAAATCCATCTGGAGCATATAATTTAAATGAAATAATGAATAGAAGAATTTATAATGAAAATGATTATCCTTCCATAACAGCAGATAATATCATATATTATCAAGGAAAAGAAAATTCTCCGTATAATATGCCGGGAGATTATACTGGAGAGGAACGTCCACCTTTTAGTAAATTAGTTGATGAATTAGTAGGTCCGGGTGTTAATGCAACTAAAAAGGAGTACACAGATTATCCGGATGCATTTACAATGATGCCTGTTGGTTCTTACAGAAGAGTAGAAAAAAGCGGAAGTGAAGGAAATATTACATATGGAGAAAAATTAGACTGTAGTGCTATTCCCATTGGACAAATAGTTAGAATTTCTACCATATCATACGATGATCTTGTAAAGTATGGATTGGATACTAGAGATTTTGCGTCAAGACAAGATAAAAAACTATATTACTTTAATGCAACAAATGCACACGACGGAATGTGTGATGGAACTTGTAGTTTTTAATAGAAAGAGTAAACATGAGTAGTAGAATAATAGACATAATAACCGAGTATATTCCAAAGAAAAAGGCATTGCAGGTTGAAGAAACTCATGCGATAAAGAATCACTATAATTGTGCAAATCCAGATGGGCCTGTAAGTAATTCAGATTGTCCGGAGGATAATATTTTTTGTAATTGTCCTGCACAAGAACTCATACCAAAAGATGAAACTATAGTTGATATAGAATCATTTTTACGTGGATTGCAACCACCGTTAGGAAATGAATCTAGTGGAATATATTATGAATTACAAACTGCTTTATCTAGTAATAAATCACACGCAATAGTTAAAGGATTAACCGGAGAAAAATTTGGAAATTATGAATTAGTCAGTACACATAATGATTTTGATGATGCAAAAAGTGATTTTGTGGAACTTCCGTATAAAATTCCATCTGAACGTGAATTAGATGATTTATTGAAAAAAACAAAAGAATGTGATTTAATTTCGGAACATCTAGGAGAAGAATATTTAGGATGTGATCTAGAAAAACCAAATTCACCTTTGAGTTGCAATTGTCCAAGTATAGGACCAAAATACGGAGAATACCTTAAATATAATAGATCATTGGCGACTTTTTGGGGAACTCCTAATTATGTTCCTTTATACAGAAAAGCTCAGATGTCTTTATTAGAGACCCAAATTATTAAAATATCTGTAACTGGAAATTTAAATTTAAGACCCGGGCAAATAATATTCTGCGATTTTAAATCTGATAGAATTACCGATGAGGTTGACAGTGAAACAACAGAATCAGAAGAAAGAAGTGATATATTTGATTCTGAAACAAACGGCAAATTTCATGGTAGATGGTTAATATCAGAAATAACACATAAAATAACAGGATCGTCTCTTCATAAGATGGATTTGACTTTAATTAGAGATAGCTTATCCCCAACAGACGACTTATTTTTAGCATAAATACAATCAGGGAACGTTTAAATGCCTAATTATAAAGACATAGATTTTAGTTTTACTAAAAATACTTTTACGAATGATTTAAATGTCGTAGAAGATTCTAGATCAATAAGACAATCTATAAAAAATATACTTTTAACATTTAATGGAGAAAAATCTTTTAACTTTTCATTTGGAGTTGGTTTATTCGAAAATCTTTTTGATAATTTCGAGGATATAAATTTAGAGTTAGTAAATAAAATACGAGTCACTTTAAATAAATTTGAACCAAGAATAAAAGTTAAAACAGTTTTACCTAAACTTGTTGGAGACAAACTTAATATAGAATTAAATTATACCTACACTCTGGGCGGAGAAAGTATATCGGATACAGCAACAATACAACTAGATATAGAAGAAAGTTATTAATCAATGTCAAATCCAAACATAAATTTAAAAAGTATTAATTACGATTCAATTTATAATGATATTGTAAATTATATAAAAAGCCAAAGTGATTTTAAAGATTTTGATTTTGAGGGTTCTGCTCTTTCAACAATAATAGATCTTTTATCATATAACACTTTTTATCAGATTGTATTTCAAAATATAATAGTAAATGAAATGTTTTTGGATACGTCACAAAAACTAGACTCGGTTATATCGCACGCTAAATTACACGGTTATACAGTTTCTCCTCGAAAATCATCGACATCATCTTTAAGTGTTATTAATAACATTTCAGTTGGAGATGTAATTCCTGCATATACAAGATTTCAGGGTAAAAAAACAAATGGTGAGATAAAAGTTTTTTACAATTTAAAACCTATAACAACAACCACCGATGCTAACGGGCAGATAATAGCAGGACCTTTTGATGTTTATGAAGGAAATCAGGTGGTGCAAAATGCGATATTTCAAAATACCGGAACAAAAACTTCTATAAATGTAAGCGAACAATCAATTTTCATACCTGAATCTAATTTAGACATCAATACACTAAAGGTTGAAGTTAAAGTTGGAACCATTGATGCTTTTGAAGAATATGATCAAAGTTCAACTATTTTACCTAGTGTTAACGTCGAAGATAAATTTTTCTTCTTGGAAAGAAGAGGTGACGGATATAAATTAGTTTTTGGATCCTTTATAGATGAGTTGACTGGAGAAGTCTCCCCAAATAAATTGACAGATGAAAGTAAAGTTAGAATTAGTTATATAGTAAGCAGTGGTGATTCTGGTAATGGGTGTTCTTCATTTTCCTTTATAAATCCACCTAGCTCTTTTACTAACTCTAGGATTATAACAAATAGTGGATTGTCTAAAGGTGGATTTAATGAACCAAACTTAGAAGCCTTAAAAAGTTTTATACCAAGAGCTTTTGCAGCACAAGAAAGAGTTGTTACAAAAGAGGACATAAAAGTTTTATTGGTAAACTCAGGTTTGGCTACCCAGATAAGTAAAGTTACAGTTGAAACGACAGACGAAGAATCAACCATTCCATTGGGGGAGGTTTATTTTAGAATAGAAGACGTTGCAGATTCAGATCCTGCAGCACAAACAGCAGAAACTTTAATTAATAATAAGGGCATGGCTGGAATAAACTATATTTACGGAACATTTATTCAAAATCTTACAGGTTCTCAAAACACCGATGAACAACTTCCCGAATCGGATGTACAAAATCCATCAACTCCAGTGACTGTTAACAATACAACTAGTTCATCCTCGACATCCTCGGAGAGCACAACCACTTCAACATCTACAAGTTCTTCATCATCTAATTTAGGAGGTTCTGGTTACTAATGTCATTTTTATCTTTTACAGATAGTTTCTTTAAAGAACAAAATGATAAAACTCAAACACCTACAAATATTGTGGGTGATGTTAATTTTGATTTAGAGGAAAGTGATATTTTTCAAAATGATATTCTCAGTGCCAATTGCTCTAGAATTTTTGATGTAAGACAATTTTTACCATATTGGTTAGTTCAAGATCACGAAAATAATAAAACTTTATTGATAAAATTTTTACAACATTATTATGATTGGTTATATTGTCCAGATTTATCTGATCTACACACGAATAACATTCGAGAATTGCAAGACATAGAAAATATAACAGACCAAACAAAAGAAAGTTTTATAAAAAGTATAATTCCTCAACTGTATGATGAAGTAAAAAACAATACTACAAGTGAAATAAAAGATTTTTTACTTAATTTAAAACGTGATATTTTAATAAAAAGGGGAACAAAAGAAGGGATTGTTTTATTTTTTACAAAACTCTTTCCTGAAATAAGTAAGGTAACAATAAATAGTGATTCATTTTTACAATTACAAATTACAATCAATACAACAAACATTGAGAAATTGGATACCTACGTATCTGCGTACAATAACTACATGCACATTGCAGGAACTAGTGCCACGATAGGGGTAAATTTAAACGCAGGAAGTGAATCTACAGAAAGACAAGAAGATGATGAAATTCTGGAAACATTACGATCCACTCCTTCTGGAGCAACAGCAGCTCAACTATTCGATTTTTCCGTAATAGGAAATTACATTGTTTATAATATGGGAGACACTGCAAGTCTAGCACCGGTTACCGGTTGTTCTGCGGGAATAAGCGGACCTCCACCAAGAGGAATTACAGGAAACACCGCTGATGTTCCTACATTTGCACACCCAGAATGGTTATTTGGTGTTACTGGACAAACTTTGCCTTTTGGTAATATAAATATATTTGAGTTTATTGCACTTCCACTTGACGGAAATCCAAATACAAATGCAGTGCCGTGTAGCTCGCTTTAATAGGAGAAATAAATGGCTGACTTAACAGCAACAAATCTTTCAGTTAAAAATGCAGAGGCTTTTGTTTCTGACGTAAAAAGTGAAAAAAGACCTTTATCTTTTTTCTTGGGGGGAAGTTCTGCCCCAGCACAATCTAATTTAAATACGGAAACTGAAAGAAGAAATATATCAAAAGAAGCAAGCTTTTTTAAGAGAGTGGATCCAGTGGGAGTTAATGTCGTTTCTCGATATATTCCGTGGAGTAAAAATATATTTAACGATTGGAATTCAGAAAAAGCACCAACCGGAAATTATTACGTTATAAACGATAATAAAGTTTATTTAATTATACAAAACGACGAATTTAACAGAGTTGAGTTTGATAATAGAATACCAACATCAATCGCTCCAACACATACCAACGGTTTTAGTATTTTAGGTGATGGTTATGGATACTTATATCTTTATACTTTAAGTGCAACAGATAAATCTACAGTCAATAATAAAGATTGGATTCCAGTTCCAGATAAAACTTTAACTTACCTTACAGGACAATTGGCCAGTCAAAAAATTAATTTAAGTGAAATAACCGAAACAAATAAAGTGATTTCATATAAAGATCCGATTATTCCAATTTTAAGTGACAGTGGAACAGGTGCAAGAATAAAACTATGCACAACTGTAATATCTTCTCCTAATACAACTGTTGGCAATAGACAATATAAAATAATAGGATTAAAAGTTGTTGATAGGGGTTCTGGTTACTTGGATTTTAATCTACTAGAAAGCTTAAAATCTTATTTAACAAAACAATCAAACTCTCAATTAGAAGATATTTCTGATGCAATAACATTAGGGTTTATTAATAAAGGTGGTTTAGTTCTCAGGGAGGTTTTACAATCAAAATATGTGTTAATTAACTGTAAAGTAACTTCGCAAGAAATATCAAGAGTTTCAAATCAAACATCGTTTTTTAAATTTGGTGTTGTTGAAAATCTTTTAAACGATGATGGGAATGCAACGTTCACACAAACATCAAAAGAACCTGTAAAAAATAATATAACAATAACTATAAGTCAGCATGGGTTAGGTACAGTTCCAAACGCAAATCAATTTGGACTCTCTAGTGATGTTAATTTTCAAAATAAAATAAGTTATTCTAGTGCAAAAACAGTTTCATCTAAAGTAAATAAAGATGCCTCCGATAAAGTTGACGTAGAACTACAGGCTTTTAATAAAAACAATTTTAAAGTTGGGGACAGAATAACCAATCCCTCCACTGGGGCAATTCATGCAATATCCGCAGTTACAATACCGGATGTAAAAGAACAAAGTGGTAGATCTCTACATATAGGAGAGACTAGATTTTCTTTTGATTCTACTCAAGAAATTAACGCAAAAACCTTCATAGGTCAGATAATACAAAGATTTTAGGGGAAATAAATGGGTGTCGAAGACAACTTATTTCAAATACAAGATTTAGATGCAAACACTACTTTTTATGATTGGGTTGCAAAAGAAAATACCGAAATCATAGAAAAGTTAAACCTTATGAAGGTTTACGATATCAGAGGCGGTACTGGTATCAATGTTGTTCTTGGCACAACAGCTAACGCTGGAACCACTCTTATAAATGGTGTTACTCTTACGTTCACGACTGGTGAGGCTTTAGTTTCTCTTAACAGTGAAGCTCCCGGTGTTACTTTTGCAGGATCTGTTGTAGTAACAGGAAACCTTCAAGTACAAGATGGAACAAAGGCAACAACCATAGT